ATGGAACTTGTGGCATCTGCCATCGCAACGGTAGAACAAAAATAAAAGGAGACGAAAAAGTAATGATAGCAACGAGGAACGAAGTCCCTGAAGCAATGGCTCGGGCAGCTGCTCACTGGTGGGCAGGAATGGCAGACGGCACGGCCCGTCATAACAATCGCGGTGGAGATCTCGCCAGCGTTTTCGCCGGTATTATGGCGGACACACTGAACGAAACGCCCCGGGATGGAGCATTGGAAAAGTTTGAGGAAATCCTTGCCGAGAAGATCATGACAGCGGAGCTCCCGTATATGTGGAGACACATCTGGGTGGACTACGGTCCTGATCAGATTCTCTGTGAAGCCGCAAAAGAAGCAGGTATCAGCTGCAACAACTTCCCGTGGAAAACCGGAATGGGCATTGACCCGGAAAAAGGAACCATTCATGTCAGGATCAGTATGGGCGAATGGCAGCAGATCTATCCGGAGAAAGACGAAGGGAGCCGGACGAGTGGAAAAGCGTGAGTATAACAGCATCGGCAAGGAAGCCCTGCAGGATGTTCTCCAGAAAGCCGGAGTATTCAAAGGATGGGAAGCTGTGCCGGCCTGTGAGTGTGCGCGGATAGCCTACTGTGAAGCCCTGGGGCAGGAATTCGAGATCGAATGGTGGATCAACCAGTGCTATCTACGGATCGGCCACACGCAGATGATGTTTCACTGGGTTCGGGTGGATACGACATGGCCATGGTGGGAATACAAACGGGAACTGCATTTTGAAAACTCTTTGAGAAGGCCGTTTGAGCCCAGTGACCTGGTTGCTGTTCTGGGGATCGAGTATTCTGCAGAATTTCTTGAAAAGCATCCGGAGATGGCTCAGGTGCAGGCGGATTTTCAAAAAAGAGCAGCGGAAAGAGCCGCGGCAGCAGGTCATGAGTTCACCGAGATCACCAGATGCGCGGAATGCAAGTATCAGGTGAAGAAATGGATCAAGGATAAACGGCGCAAGGATGGCGGGTACCAGTTTTATTCCTGCGATCTGATCGGAGACAATTCCTGCGGTTTCGGCGGATTTGATACTGAGTTCTGCTCAAAAGCAGAGCGGAAAGGAAAAAGCTGATGCTGAACATAACCAGGCTGAAGGAAGAGATGATCCGGAATAACGTGAACCAGAGTCAGCTCGCCGAAAAGGTCGGCGTGACCATCGTCTCCATGAGCCGGTATGTGAATGGCAGCCGAACGCCCAGGGCAATCACGCTTCAGAAGATGGCGCTTGTCCTGGGCGTCACCCCTGAGTACCTGCTCGGCCAAACCGACACCGAGCATCAGGATATCACGTTTGCTAAGGTTCGGATTTCGATCAAGGAATCCGGCCACCGGTGGACCGGGACACAGATCCGGGAGCTGATCAACCTGCTGATCACAGCATTGATGGAAAGGCGGTAAGACAATGAAAGAAAAGGAAATCTGGGATTATCTTCTGCAGAAGACAGGAAATGAATACGGAACAGCGGCCATCATGGGAAACCTGATGGCCGAAAGCTCTATGAACCCGGCCTGCGTGACCGGGGTCAAGGATCCGGATTACGTGAAGAAGGCAGACACCGGCGAGATCGACTTCGCCCATGACGGGCACGCTTTCGGCCTGGTGCAGTGGTGCTATTACACACGGAAAGGTGGATTGTTGGCCATGGCCAAGACTCGGGGTGTATCGGTCGGAGATTTCATGGTGCAGCTGGAATACCTGGTGAAAGAGATGTCCGAGAGCTACAAGAGCGTATGGTCCGCGGTGAAGGAAGCAAGGAGCATCCGGACGGCTTCCGATGTGGTGATGCTGAAGTATGAGAAGCCGGCGACAACCACGGAAGCCGCGAAGCAGAAACGCGCCAACTATGGCCAGAAGTACTATGACACGTTCGCGGAGAAGAAGCCCGAACCGACACCGACACCTTCCGGAAAGAAGATGGTCCGGGCAAAGCAGCAGGTCAATATCCGGAGCGGCCCGGCAAAGACCAATCCGAAGCTCGGCGAGCTGAAGGGTAGCCAGACGGTTGAGCTGATCGGAGAAGAAAACGGCTTTTACAAGGTGGCGGTGTACGTCATGAAGGATTTCGCGGAGGTGATCAGCTGATGTGGGTCTACACGCCGTTTGGCCAGAGGACAGCGGAGCTGCACGGGAATCCTGGACGGATCGCCGGACAGCAGGCCATGTGCGGAAACGCGCCGGTTACCGGAATGACCGCCAATGCCTGGGAAAAGAGCGGGTACATCGAATGGAAGGAGGATCAGGATGAATCCGAGAGTTCTGACAGTTGAGGAATTGAGAGCCCTTCCCCGCCTGGCCATCGTGTTCATTGAGTGCTTTGACGGTGAGGAACAGATTCCGCTGCCTACGATCCTGGCTGGCATGAAATGCTATGACGGCACGATCGTGGATGAAGACGGCAGCATCTTCGATGATTTTGAAGGCGATACGAAGCGCGATGCGGTCTTTGACGGAAGCTACTGGCGATTCTGGAACATGATGCCGACAGAAGAACAAAGGAAGGCGGTGCCGTGGACATGATAACGAGACAGCAATTGGAGGAAGGACGGCATATCGGTTACTGCACGTACGGATACAAGAAATCCTTCTGCGAGCTGAATGATTGCTGCGAAGACTGTGACCGTGTAGTCCGATTCTGGTGCAAAGTAATCGTCTGGATTGAGAAAATACAGACGAAACGGATCCTGAAGATCTGCAAGTAAGGCGGTGAAGTGAACATGAGTGGACCGGATCGCTGTGTATGCTGCGGAGAGATCATCCCGGAAGGCATCCACACCTGCCCGACCTGCAGCGCGAAGATCTATCCAGGCAGGACGCAGCTGCCGGACCGGTGGCTGATGCGAGATGTCCCCAAACGGCCGAAGGTGTATAAGATGCGGATCGGATACGGCTACAAGTGCTGGCAATGCGGTCACGGCGTGAGCTACGGAGTAAACAAATACTGCTCAAACTGCGGACAGTGCCAGGACTGGCAGGCGGTTTGGCTGCACGAGAAAGAAATACTGAACGGGAGGGAAAGCGAATGACAGAGATCATGATCAGCATTAAGCCCGAATGGGTGGAGAAGATCTTCCAGCTCCGGAAAACATGGGAACTGCGGAAGACGATGCCGAAAGGCGCGTGCCCGTTCACCTGCTACATCTACCAGACCGGAAACGGCGGCGTAGTCGGTTCCTTCATCTGTGACTGTATTGATGAGATCCGGCCGAAGGATATCAACGAAATCGCGCTGAAGGACACCTGCGTCATGGTAGACGATGCGCTTTATTACGCTTCAGGAAAGCTACTTTACAAGTGGCGGATCCGGAGCATAGTGGAATACCCGTCCCCTCGTCCGCTGAGCGCGTACGGGCTCGACAGGCCGCCGCAGAGCTGGTGCTACGTGAAGGGCGGTGATACAGGTGGATAATCCGAAATGTGGAAACTGTAAACTCTGGAAAGAAGGTCACTGCATCAATCCGCTCAGTATATACGGCGGTGAAGAAATGAGCCCGGAAGCAGAACCTTGCATGGAATGGACCAGAGCAGAAGAAGGTGAACCGGATGGCCGAGTATCCCTGTGATCCGAAGAAAAGCAATGCTCCGCTTATCCGGAGAACGCCGATGAATTGTCAGCTCTGCGGAAAGGAAACAACCGTCTGCTTCATGCTGTTCCTCGGAGACTGGCGCGGACTGGCTTGTCCGGAATGCATCGACCAAGTTGGAAACAGCCAGCCCCGGAGATTTACAAGATGCTTTGAGCAGACAGAACCGGCAGAATAGAGGTGAAGAAAAATGCCAAAGGTACATTGTGACATAACGTCCTGCGAATACTGCAAAAAGGACGGCGTGACAGATTTCATCTGCGGATGTGATGAAATCGAGCTGATCGACGAGCAGTGCATTACGTTCGGTGCTCACGTCGATATGTCACCGGAATATCGTGATTCTTTCTGGAAGCGGCTGCGCAGCCGGGAGGATCAGCACGAATGTAAACAAGAGTCCGTCAGAGGGAAACGGTATGAAATGATAGGGCTCGTCTGGTTCACTGACAACGATGATCGCTGGGGAACCGATGAATTATGGTTCACAGAGCAAAGGAGCGGTCTCCGCTGCCAGGGAAAGGACATTACGGAGGAAAGAGCCGACACGATCCGAGAGCGGATCAATTCTGTATGTCCCGTTACCGATCTCCCGGAAGCAGCACTGGAAGATCTGTGAAAGGAGCTGAAAGCGATGATATTACAGATCTCACCCGGGATTCACGCAACCGGAGAGCCGGTCGAGCTGGGTTCCTTCCTGGCTGCGTACATGGCCCACCTTAACCTGTTCATGAGCATATCGAAAGAGCAGGCGGCCAAATATGAAATAGCCGAGAAGATTGCAAGGGCATTCAAGGACGTGAAGATCACGCCGATTCAAAAGGAAGGAGAAAAAGATGGATCCGACAAGAAAAATGACCCATGACACCGAAAGGGCAATGGAGATCATCCTGCCGATGGCCAAAGAGTTCAATATTGATGTGAAGGCCGATTTCCACTGCCTGTACTGCAATGGCCAGGCTATCGGCATCGCCTGCAATTCCACCTACGCGACGCTAAACGAGTTTCTGGGCTATGCCATGTACTGGATGAGTGCCAGGAATCACAGCAGATGGAACCAGCTGCCGGAACAATTTGAAAAGCTGATCAAGGAATACTGGGTCAGCGAAGAAACGCTGAAGGAATGGCGCAAACACTGGGAGGAAGAAGATCATGGAGCTGAATGAGTATCAGAGGTTGGCACAGCGCACCAGCAGGCACGATTTAGCGCCCGATTCCCACATCACCAATGGTGTACTCGGTCTTGCGGGAGAAGCCGGGGAATGCGCGGATTTGCTCAAGAAACACTACTATCAGGACAACCGGCCTTTCCGGGACGATCTGATTGACGAGCTCGGGGACGTGCTCTGGTACGTGGCCGAAACGGCTGCGGGGCTCGGTGTTAAGCTGGAGGATATCGCGCAGCATAACGTGGAGAAACTGAAAAAGCGGTATCCGGAAGGATTCGATCCGGAAAAGAGCCTGCACAGGGAGGAATGATCATGGCGCCGGTTACCAATAAGGAACTGGCGAGCAAACTGAGGGCTATGGCCAGATCCGCGAAGAACGAGAACGTCAGGCGAATCCTGACAGAATCCGCCAACCGGCTGGAAAAGCCAGGGCATAAGCAGACACCGAAAAAGGCTGCTGTGCTCTACTCTGTATGGGACAACCGGACCGACAAGCTGATCGCGATAGATCTTCCGGAGAAAGATTGCCTGGAGCTGATGAAGATCGGGCATGCCGGATTCATGAAGGCAATCCGGGAAGGATCGAAGCGGTGGAAGATCGAAAAGCGGTTCGCGGACGAACCGGACGAGTGAAAGTTACCGGCAAATGGCCGTCAAGTAAGAAAACCCAGTGTTTTCAGGGCTTGACGGCCCTTTTTTCGGAGTGGGGCCGTACAGAAGCAAGTTAAATTTTTCAAATTTCCGAACAAAATTTATGAAATTCGTTCGGAATGTTCGACATGTTCAGAAAATCCATGCTATGATGCAGGCTGTAAAATTCTCATACGACAGGGAGAGCGGTCCCAAACACCGGCTCTCCTATTTTTGTGGAAAGGAGGTCCCCGGCAGCAGCACATTGCTCCTCGTGCTGTCCTGCATCATGTTTGGCATTTTCGCGCCGATTTCGCCTAAGGTGCGCTGAGAATGAAAGGAGCAAAGAACCATGATCGCTGAGTTGAAAGCGAGATTCAAATCAAATCCTCAATCGTATTACGCGCTGAGCATCTGCGCGACCTGGGCCGGCATCGGTTCCCTGATGAACGGCATCACCATGACGCAGACGTACGGAGTCATTCCCTCCCTGATCTGGGTGCTGGGCAACGTGTTGGCCTGCATCGTGTTTGGCTTCTGTGCGCTGAAGATCCCGAAGGTCCGCGAAGTATTCGGATCAAAGATCATGAAATGGATCTGCGGGATTATGTGCGTCTTCCAGGCATGGCTTTCAATGAACGGGACACAGACCATCTTCGCTGACACGCCGCTGGGCAAGGACTACGGCATGTTCATTGCCTACGCGATGGCCGTTGTGTTCCTGATCATCCTGCTGAAATACGGCATGATCCGGAACGTACTGACAGACGGTTTCGGATGGATCATCGTGTATTTGCTGGCTGTCGGCGTGACGATCGCGGCAGCGATTCACAGCCAGGGAAACTTCAATACGATCCCGATGATCGCGGATGACAAAGCCATGGGCCAGGGAATCTGGAAAGCGATCCTGCTTCTTCCCGGGCCGTTCACCTACCCATACTTCTTCGAGATCCTCAATTACAACGATAAGAACGAGGACGGGACCAAGAAGATTAACGTCAAACGCGCCTTCACCATGGGCGGCATCCTGTTCGGCATCTACATGGCCATCATTTTCCCGCTGGCCTGGGTGCAGTTCACGCCGGCACTGAACGTGATCAAGGCCTTCCTGATTACCATCATCGGAGCTTCGACACTGAGCAGCTCCATGTATAGCATTTATATAGCATTTGGTAAGAAGGTCGGGCTCGGAATCAACGCTGCCATGATCGGCGGCTGGGCGTTCCTGGTTCCGCTGGGCGTCATGGGCATGTGGACGCTGATGGCATCTGTCCGGATCTACTTCGTTGGCGGTGCGATCCTGTTCGCCATCTGCTGGCGGCTGTGGGAAAAGCGGAAGAAGGTGACAGCATGAAAGTCACCAGGATGAAGCTTTCCTCACTGAAGTCTCCGGAAAAGAACGTGAGGATCCATTCGGAGAAGCAGACGAAAGAGTTCGTGCGGAGCCTTGAAGCCTTCGGCCAGATACGCCCGATTGTGGTGGACGAGAGCTACACCATCCTCGCCGGCAACGGCCTGTATGCCGCTCTCATGGCCAAAGGCGAGACCGAAGCGGATGTGCTCGTAATGAAGGGCCTGAGCGAGAACGAGAAGAAGAAGCTCATGCTCGCGGATAACAAGATCTATTCCCTGGGCGTGGATGACATGGATGTCTTCGAGGAATTCCTGCGGGATCTCGGGGACGATCTGGAAATCCCCGGGTATGATCTGGAGCTCCTGGAGACGATTACCGCCGATCTGGGCGATGTGGACGAGATGCTCTCCGGTTACGGGACCGTGACGGAGAACACCAAACAGCAGATTGCAGCCACATCGGACAAATACGAAGCTCAGGAAGCGGTGCACGCGCAGGCAGCGGAGGAAATTAAGCCGGCGAATCCCGCGCCGGAATCGCCCACGGAGGGCCACGGAGAGCCATTGCCGAAACGGTTCATCCAGTGTCCGAAGTGCGGCGAGAAGATCTGGCTGTGAGGTGACGCTCATGGCCGTGATGAAAGTATCCGGAAAGATGAACGTGGTCGAAGCCGCCATGCAGCGGATCGAGAACGTATTCCGGAACGGCGTCAAGGTGTATCTGGCATTCTCCGGCGGCAAGGATACGCTGTGCATCTGCGGGATGATCTGGGAACTGGCCATGGCCGGGAAGATCGACATGCATCAGCTGTGCGTCTGCTTCATTGATGAAGAGACGATCTATCCGTCCATGCTGGAGATGACGGAGGAATGGCGGAAGCGGTTCACCCGGATGGGCGCCGAGTACCGGTGGTATTGTCTGCCGGTCAAACAGGTGTCGATGCTCCACCAGCTGCAGGATGACGAATCCTGGATCACATGGGAGCCCGGTAAGGAAGACATCTGGATGCGGAACCCGCCGCCTTTCGCGATTACCCGGGATCCGGCGCTTGAGTACGCCGGGCAGATGAATTATCAGACATTCCTGCCGAAGGTGAGCAAGGACGGCCTGATGCTGGTAGGTGTCCGCGCCTATGAATCCGTGCAGCGGATGAAGTACATGGCCACCGTGAGCATGACGGAAGGCTGCACGACGGGCAATAACCTCATTTATCCGATTTACGATTGGAAGGACACGGATGTGTGGCTCTACATTAAGGAGCACCACCTGAAGTTCCCGGAATCGTACATCGATCTGTATAGAGTCGGCGTGAACCGACACCAGCTCCGGCTGTGCCAGTTCTTCGGGCATGAATCCATTACCGGGCTCCGGTACGTTGCTGAAACGGATCCGGATCTCTGGGCCAGGATCCAGCGCCGGGAGCCGAACGCATACCTTGCGCTGCTCTACTGGGACTCGGAGATGTTCCACAGGTCCACGGTGAAGCGCAGGAAGCTGGAAGCCGGCCAGGCGAAAAAGGACTACAAGGCGCTGTGCAAGCACATGCTGTTTGAAGCACCGGATCAGTACTTCACCACCAAGGCCCGGAAGGATATGGCCCGTTCGTACAAGCAGCTCTACGTCAAAGGATTCTCATTCATGACGGAGCGCCACTTCAAGAAGATGTACGAAGCCATGATGGCCGGAGATCCAAAGAAGCGGACACTCCGCGCGATCTACACGGATATCTTCACGGATTACGTCAAATATTCCAGGCAATCATCCCCTGCGGGAAAGGGGGTGAACGCAAATGGATGACGCATTATTTGCCCCGCTGAAATCCCTCCAATGGGTTGACCGGGAAAAACTCCATGCAAACGGGTACAATCCGAATATAGTTTCGGATGAAAACCTCAAATTATTGGTGCAATCAATTCTGACAAATGGCTGGACATTACCTATAGTATGCCGCCCCGATTACACTATCATCGACGGATTCCATCGCTGGACAGTGGCCGGTCGTGAGCCCCTAATTTCTAAGCTCGGAGGAAAGGTCCCCGTGGTAATCGTTGACCATGGTACAGATGAGTCCGCGGATATCTACGGAACTATCACCCATAATCGTGCCAGAGGAACACACGTACTCGGCCCGATGAAGAGCATCATCCAGGGGCTTCTGGCCGAAGGCAAGACGGTTCAGGAGATCAGCAAGCAGCTCGGCATGACCCGCGAAGAAGTATTCCGGCTTTCTGATTTCTCAAGAGAAGACTTCCTGGAGATGATGACCAAGGGCGTAGACGGCTACAGTAAGGCCACTATATTCCGTAAGGTATTGTAGCCAAATTCTGCGCACCATCCCCGTATCGAGCCAGCGTGGGCGAATCCCCGCGCGGCTGAAACAGCCCGGCGTACACATGGCCATCCCCGTACACGAATCCGTACAGCGCATTGAATCGCTCAGCGACTCGCTCGTCGCGCTGCGGGACAAACGCGGGGCGCTTTTGCGACGCGCCGGGCTATATACCACAACCTTTTTTCAAACCCAAACCCGGCAAAACCGGGGGCGTTCTGGAAAAATCGCGCGGGAAAAAGGTACTGTGAACGGCGAGCGAAAGAGCTGCGCCCGTTCGCCC